CTGTCCACGTGGACAGAGTGTCAATCCATATCTTGTAAATGTTCCACGAACATTGTTGAAGTTTTCTGGATTAACAACTGTGCTAGACATCCAGTTAGCATATGGTGAGTAAACTACACCAGCACCATATGTAGAATCCTTTGACTTGTATCCAAGTGTGATTTCGTAAGCCTGTGCTCCTACTCTGTTAGGATCAACATATACAGCCATTGTTCCATTTGAAAGGAATCCAGCATTGTAGAATGTTGTCTTAGCACCTGCAATTTCACCTGCTTTCCAATCTGGGAGCATCTGGAGTACAGCTGCTACCTGTGGAGAACAAACCATCCAATCAGCTGGAGCAATGTGGTTGAATTCTGCAATCTTTGTTGCAATCTGGTACATATGCTGAGCCAAGCAACGATGTCTGTCAAGGTAGTTACCCTGTGTGTTCTGTCCAGTAGCTGCAAGATCATCGATCCAGTTGTGTTCGAATCTAAGTTCTGGGATGATGTGGTCATCAATGAAGTTCATAACTTCACGGTCGATTTCGTAGTTCATCTGAATAGCAGCAACTTTTACAAGTTCCTGTTCTACGTTAATCTTATGATAAGCCATCATATCCTGTTCAGCTTCTTTTGTCCATCTAACTTTCAACTTACGTTCAGTTGTGCTGATGTTCTGATGTTCAATACCAAATTCCATTTCTGGGATCTTTGAAGAACCTTCCTGGTTGTATACAACGAAGAGCTGTACTACAACATTTCCGTCAGCATTTTCTTTGAAAGCTGAAGCATCAATTGTGATATCCTTTGAGCTATCAATTACATTTCCATATGCAGCGAAAGCATCTGAAGAGTCAACTGCTCTACCTGCTACCTTATCGAATACTTCAAATCTCTTAAGCTGGTCGCCATCTGCCAAGAAGTCATAAACTGACTGAAGTTCAGCAGCTGTGAATGTTACATCACCAGCAGGAGCTTCCTTGATGAATGGACCTACTTTCTCAGAAGAGTAGTATACACCATAAGCAGGAGTTGTCTGCATTGGGTTTCCAGAGAATTCGTCTCCAGCCTTAATATTACCCTTGTTATTAGAGTAGCTGTTAACGATATAGTAAATTACACCAGTTGGTGCTGACAATGGCTGTACTGATACAAGCTTGTTAGCAATCAAATCAGGCATAACACGTCTAATCATTGGGAACATTACCTTAGGGATAACGTAGTCACCAACTGCACCAGACATCTGTGGAGCTTCTGTAAGAACTCCCTCTTCATTAAGCTGTTCTTCGAGCCAGCCTCTTGGAAGAGAACCATTTTTTACCATTTCGTGGTATGAGCTTTCGAGAACGATCTGAGTATTAAGTTTTTCTTCTGCGTCTGCAATGTCTTCTGTAAGCCAATCCCAACGTCCAGCAAGCTCCTTCTCAACTTCTTCCTTTATAACGAAATTATTTTCTAACATTTATACTTCCTCCAAAATTATTTTGTGGCATAAGCCTTGAGCATTTTCTTGAAAGTGTTATCGGCTGGCTTACTAGAAGCATCGTCGCCTTCAAAACCTTCATTTATATAAGATTCTTCTTTCAATGATGGATCATCTTCGGCGTCGTTCTCATCGCTTCCGTCTTTTCCGTCATCGTCATTAGATTTCTTATTCTTTTTTCCTTTTTTCTTTTTATCATCATCACCTTCGTCATCGTCGTCGGTGTTATCACCGTCGTCTTTGCCAGGTTCCTGCTGATCATCTTCATTTCCTTCATCTTCGTCATCATCTTCTTCTGCTTCGAAAAGTTCTGGAAGATTTTCTACGAGATTATAGAAATTCTCTGTAACTTCATCTGAAGTTCCTTCCTTGATTAAAGCACTTACCATTCTCTTTGTTCTATCTGAATAAGGAGCAAGGAGATCATTAAGTGTTTCTTTTCCTTCGCTAATTGCTTTTTCTCTCTTGAGTGATTCTACTTCTTCACTAAGTGCTGCAAGTGTATCGCTGTATGTAGACTCTCTGTAATCTTCATTAAGAAGAGGAGCTACGATTTCCTTGATTTGTTCAAGAATCTTGAGCTCTGGATTATCCTTTACAACTTTTGCAGTAACTTCGGCTTTCATTTTACCCTCAAGATCGCTAAGACCAGCCATCATTTTGTCTGCATATTCTTCTCTGAGCTGTTCGCGATACTTCTGATTCTCTTCTTCAAGCTCTTCGATTTTGGCTGCCTTAACTTCTTCCATTTGTTCTACAAGCTGATTAGTAACTGATTCTTTCCAGTTTTCGAGAGCTTCCTGAATATATTTCTGTGAAGCTTCGTCTAATGAGTTGTCGAGCAAATTGATAGTATTTTCATCTGCCATCGTTTCCTCCAATTAGAAAAACTTAAATAG